GTGGTGGCATGATTGCCATGGGGCCGAAGGCCTTACTGATATGGATTCTACCGGGGGGGTATATTTTCTTAGTGTAAGTACCCCGTAGTGTAAGGGGTACTGCTAGACACCTGTATCTAAATTCTGACCATAAAAATTTGAAATTATAATCACCCCTATGAAAAGACTGGGGGGTATATCTGAGACATCGAACCAGTTACATATTCAGTTTATTCTATATAATATTTTAGGGGTTGCCTTAAGAGCGAACCAAATGTAGAGCTGTATAATCCCCTTATATAAGTATCTTTTAGTATGTACTCTAAGATACTCTAGTATACTTAAGTATCTCTTATATATACTTAAACATACTTAAATGTACTAATAGCGAAGCGAGCTAGGCAGGGCGGAGCCCTGACGTCGCAGCTTCGCGTAGTCAGATACTAATAGATACTATAGGCATTCTCCCCTTTTGTTCTTTTTCCGTTCGTAGGGTAGACCTGTGATCAACCTGTAGGTAGCTTCTGATCTATTGGATCATGGAGCCTATAAATGAGTAAGCTAACGACTGGACTGACTGCCAACTCACTTCGAGGTGCATACGAAGATGACTTGACTGTTGAAGATCTGAATCAAGCTTTGCCTACTCACATGCGGTATGCTGCTCGGCAAGACTACGTGGATATGATCAATGGCATGGTCAAAGATCCGCAGGCTGCTGAACAGATCCGAAACAATTTTATCTCATACACCGGCGTTCTAAAAGATGGTCGGTATCGTCCTGAAGATTATCTAAACGCTGTGGCCTACGTTTCGTTTAAGCTGATGGATAATAGCAATCAGGAATCCTACCGGTTAGCTTTCCCTCAAAGGTACTCAAATTTAGTGGCTCGAGGGGCTACGGAAAAAGAAATCTCTGCGTACGTAGCTGCGTACAACCGCGGTAAACTCGTGAATGCTATCCTCGAGCAGACGTTGATTCCAACGTGGGTTCTGAATCAAGATTTGTATCAGAAGGCCATTAATACACAGGCTGGTATCATGGCCGATGAGGATAACTCTGCGAGAGTACGTTCTGAAGCTGCTGATAGCCTGCTCACACACTTGAAGCGCCCTGAGACACAGCAAGTCGAGCTGAATATTGGCATACAGGAAAGTGATGGTATGACGGAGCTGAAAGACACATTGGCAATCCTGGCAACTCAGCAACGGGATATGATCGGGAGCGGTATGACGACAAGGCAGATTGCACACCAGAAACTTGGTCAGACGATCGATGTCACCCCTACCAAGGATAAAATTTGATCTTGGTTCACACCAAAGCAAATCACACCGCAGCAAGGAACCAAATATGTCCCATGACGCATACCCGCAGATAGTGTCTGATAAAACTCCAGAGAGAAACACGAACGTATCAAAAGGAGCGGCTAAATTTGACGCAAATAAAGTACGCGTTGATCTGGTTCCTTCGGAATTCATTTTCGCAACCGCTGCTGTACTGACCTACGGCGAACGTAAATATGCAGCGTGGAACTGGGCCAAGGGTTTAGAAAAAGGCCGTATCATGGCAGCCACGATGAGACACGCAATGGCTTATATGATCGGAGAAAATACCGATCGAGAAAGTGGATTACCTCACACATGGCACATGGCTACATGCCTTGCCATGTTGATTGCGTCTGAGGCAAGAGGCACTGCAATCGAAGACCGGGAAATGGCTAAAGACGCTATGATCCGAGTTGAAAAACAATTCGCAGAAATGATTGATCCCAAAACATCAGGCACAAGCAGATGAAAGATATCATTCTCTTGGTTCTGTTGTTCTCAACATCTGAAAACGTGGTTCCACACACAGGCGAAGCTTACGGATACGGGCCAAGAGAAATTAAGAGCTTGGAGCTATGCGAAAAGCGTAAAGAATATTTGGAACATTACATAGGCAAACAGATTGCTCATGGTTCCAAATTCACTGTTTTCTGTATGAAGATTCAGTTTGTTGGCTTTGACAAAGCTTTAGAGAATTTCCGTAGATCTTTAGGAGATCCTTTGTGAGCCAAAACATCCTGGCAGAGATTGAAGAGATCGATGTTGAACTAGACGAGCTGAACAAGCTTCTCGAGTCCAAAGGTCTCACCCGACAGTCAGTAGATGAATGGTTAGATGGCGTAGACTACACGTCCTTGAACTCAGGTCACTACATGCCGTCTGAGTTTGCTCTGAAGTTTATGAACTTCATCAAACTGGTGAATGGAGCCGAAGGAGAGCAGAACCTTACTCCCGTGGTTCATCTGAAAATGCTGGACGAGATTGCTGGTTCAAACAAACGCATTGCTAACCTGTGTGCACGGGGATTGGCCAAGACCACATTGATGTTTGAATATCTGGTTCTCTACGTTGCCGTGTTCGGAGAGATCGAAGGTTTTGGTGACATCACCGGAATGATCTACGTGTCAGACTCCATGGATAACGGTGTGAAGTCTGCCCGCAAGAACATCGAGTTCCGGTATTATAATTCCGAGTTTTTGCAGACATGGGTTCCCACTGCAAAGTTTACCGACAATTATCTGGAGTTCCAGAACAGTTCTGGACACCGAGTAGGCATTAAAATGTTCGGTGCAAAGACAGGTCTACGTGGTACGAAGATCTTTGGTAAACGGCCCGTGATTGCCGTGCTTGACGATCTGGTATCGGATGATGATGCCAAGTCTAAAGTGTCCATGGAAGCCATCAAAGACACAGTCTACAAAGGTGTTGATTATGCTTTGGACCCACAACGACGTAAGACCATTTTCAACGGTACGCCATTTAACAAGGGCGACATCCTGTACGAGGCTGTTGAATCGGGTGGCTGGCACGTCAACGTGTACCCAGTCTGTGAGAAATTCCCTTGTACGAAGGAAGAGTTTAACGGGGCTTGGGAAGACCGGTTCACCTACGAATTTGTTCTGGATCAATATGAGACAGCTTTAGCGACCGGTAAAATCTCTGCGTTCCAACAAGAACTAATGCTACGTATCACGTCGGCTGAAGACAAGCTGGTTCAGGATAGCGAGATCCGTTGGTACAATCGCAAAGAGCTGCTCAAGAACACAAGCCGGTTCAACTTCTACATCACCACAGACTTTGCCACGAGGGCCAAAGAGAGTGCTGATTTCTCGGTCATATCTGTCTGGGCATATTCAGGCAACGGTGATTGGTTTTGGGTCGATGGAACATGCGTGAAGCAGACCATGGATAAGAACATCGACGATCTGTTTAGCCTTGCATCCAGGTACCGGCCGCAGTCGGCAGGCATCGAAGTCTCGGGGCAACAGACAGCGTTTATCGACTGGATCACCTCAGAGATGATGACCCGCAACATCTGGTTCAATCTGGCCAAGACGAAGAACAGTCTAGGTATCCGTCCCGACACAGACAAGCTATCGCGGTTCAATCTCGTGGTTCCCCTGTTTAAAGCCGGTAAGGTATTCTTCCCCGCAGAGATGCGCAAAACAGCAATCATGGGCGAATTCATCCAAGAAATCACCATGGCAACTAAAGACGGTTTTAAGTCTCGCCACGATGACGCCGTTGATACGATCTCTATGTTGCAGTATCTTAATGCTTGGAAACCGAGCGACGAAATTAAATCCCCTACCAGTGACGATCATTGGGTCATGGATGAAGATGACGTCTCGGACACAGATAATCCCATGTCATCTTATATCGTCTGAACGGAGGAGCTGAGCCATGAATCTCGGAGACCTACTGACAACCCTCGCCCACGGTGAGCTACGCTCTCTAGGGATCGTCCTAGACAACGGAAACATCGATCCCGATCGGCGCCGAGGTTTGGTAGACTATACCAATAAAGCACTGACCCGTCTGTACACACGCTTCAAGCACGAGATCGATTTTCTGGATATTACATGCAGTGACACGATTAAACGGTACTGGATCAACTCGCTACATGCTGTCTCAGACGCAACTCCTGGAAACACGTACCCACGGTACATCACAGACACTGTAGATGAGCCTTTCACGGGAGGGTTGATCCGTATCCTCTCCATCAAGGAACGTGATTCAGAAGACCCTCTGGGCGATGAAAACCTATTGATGAATGAGCGGGCTGAAGGATATGACAGCGTACGTATGACGTCTTACGATAAGCTTTGGTTCAGGGAGCCAGAACAGGGACGTGTACTGACGGTCGAGTACCAAAAGAACCATGCCGTCATTGAGCCCTCTGCACCCGATAACACCCCAATATCTTTGTACCCGATGCTCGAAGAAGCGCTGGTAATGCACATTGCTGGACGTGTTTTTGTAGGGATGGGGGGAGAAGACAATCTGACACGAGGCACATTGTATTTTCGAGAGTACGAGCGCCTTTGCATCATGGCAGCAACCGAAGACCTGCTTCAAGACTCTGGGTCAAACGTCACCACTAAGCTCGCTGACCGTGGATTTCTCTAATGCCTGTTATTGATATCCAGCTATGGGCTGATGATCTTGAAGACGTACGCATCCCGGCTATTGAGTCCGATATTTCTGACAACACCTCAGAGATTAACGCACGGGCTCAAGAGCTGTCAGACGCTTTGGCAGCCAATGTTGCTGCAACAACAAGTGCGCAGCAAACAGCAAACACGGCTGACAGTTTAGCTACCAATACGTACAACCAATTCGTTGCTCTTGAGGTTTCTCTTAAGGCCTATGCTGACGCTTCTGCTCAAACCGTTAGAGATAATTTTCAGCAAACGATCGATACCAATAACGCTGCATGGCAGAGCGCCGTACAGGCTAATCTGCAATCTGTAATCGACGCGGCTTTGCCGGACCTTATAGCAGAAAACAACACGACGATTTCCGAGATTGAGACCCTGCTATCGAGCATTACTACTATTGCTGGCTCCTACGATGTATCCGTCGCAGATTTACTGACCGTCACAATCCCTGCGTTAGCAGGAGATGTGACAGCAGCACAAAACGACGTAAACACTGTTGCCGATGACGTGACTCTTATCATGGGTACGTTCCCGTCCCATCTCGTGAACATGTACACCGACCATCAACTGTTTGGTTACAATGAGGTTGGTGTAACTCCATCGCCAGCTAC